GCCCCTTGCCTACATAAGCGTCCGCGGTGACGGAAACGACGAGCCGGTCCCCTTGCGCGCGGGCCTCCTGCAGATGGCGGATGTGCCCGAGATGGAGGACATCGAAGCATCCATGGGCGAGGACGAGCATTTCCGTGGGGACGACGCGGAGGTTACCGTGCATCAGGCAACCCACCGCTTGATCGCCGACTCGAACTTCGCCGGATACGCAGTCGGCAACCCCTGCGCCGGGGACGGCATCAACGCCTGTCGAAACCGCGCCGCTTCCGATGGATCCATACCGTAGTCATCCAGCAAGTGCGGGATCATCGCAATGGCCCTCTCCTTGACGCGCTGATAGCGCGCATCGTCGGTCGAGAGTTTCGACCACGCCTCGAGGTTCGGCGCATTGGCTCGCACGTTGTCATTGATCCAGCGAGAGCGGTATTCGATGAGCGGGGCGCAGGATTTGATGCGATCCCTGTCTTTCTCCGTCGCGTCGAATTTCACGTCATCAACGATGTCATGCGCCTGCTTGCGCAGCATGAGATACGCCGCATCAAACCACGTCGCCCACCATCCCGGTTCCCGCAACTCCTGCGTCTTGCCGACATGGCTTTGATCCGTGCGAACATCGGCAAACGAAATCCGATCGATCATCCTGGCAAGGTTGTCGGTCCAGTGGTCGCAGAACCAGTAGGGGAAGTATTCGGGGAAGATTTTGTTCCCCATTGCCTTGACCAACCCAGCAGTGGGTGCAACCACTCCGGAGAAAGATGCGTTGGCCATGTGGCCGTACACCATACCGATCCCGTCTGGGAAACGAGCTGCAGCCTCCAGAAGCCGAGTGTCGTATCCTGGGGTGATGTATGGATCGTCATCGGCGGCCACCAAGTAGAGATCAGCGGGGATTTCCGTAGCACGGTTCCACTTAGCCGCAATGGTGTCCTCGCGCGGCCTCACAGACACAAAAACGCGATGATCGGTCCGCAAGCTGTAAACGCGATGATCGGTCTGCGAGCCGTAGAAGGTGGCGGCATCGATCGATCCTTGATCGTCGGCGTCGCACATGACCCACATTTCGGTGTCAGGATGCGTCCAGTTCGTTACCGACCTCCGGATCGTGTCAAGCAACTGAGTTGGGCGGCCCCTGGTCGCCAACGAGATTACAAGCTTTGCCAATATTATCTCCCCGCAAACGTCGGCACATGGATTCCGGCCATGCCGAGCAGAACCACGATCACGTAGACGACAATAAAAAACAACAGTAGTACAACGAGCACGCGCAAGATCGTAGCGAACGGCTCCGCGACCGGAATCAGCGGGAGCAATTGCTGGATCGCCCACCAGATCACGCCCAAAAAGATGACCAGTAGGATGAGACCGATAATCGCGCCTATCATGGTGGATCACTCCCCAGGATTCGCCAGTTCATGCTTCGGCGCAGGGACGGCTGCCGCATTCCCCTGGTCATCGTAATAGAGCGCCCGATCGATCTGCATGCGAATATCCCCGCCGGCCCCACGGTATTTAGACGAGGTCGAGAACCCCGGCGCGTTCTTGGTGACACCGGAGAGTTTCAGCGCTTCATTCTGGTCGCTCAATTGCGCCTTGGCCTTGCGGATTTCCTCGACGCGAGCTTCTTGGGAGAGCGACATCGGCCGCTCCTCCAATTGGAGGCCATCGACAATGATGGGGCCGGTCGTCCCTGGCATGGCATAGCGGCCGGGATAGCGGTCATGCGGCACCGGGCGCCAGCCATTGGCGAACATCTCCAGGGATTGCTGGGAGACCACGTCCTTGTTGTTCAGGACGGAGATCGCATTCCATTGCAAGTCCCATCCGGGCTCGCGCATGTCGTCGGTGATGGCGAACCTGTCGCCGACGCCGGTTCGGGTGCGGGAGAGGATTTCCCCATTGCGGCCACGCACCACGGCGTCGGCTCGAGCCGGGTCACGGGCGGGCTCGCGCGTGGCATTGCGTGATCCTAGCGCACGCCCACGGGGGCGCTTCTCCATGGCACCGGATCGGACTTCATCGGTGTGGTCGATATTCATGCCAATCCCTCATAGTCTGCCTTGCCGAGCGCGAGCATGGCTTGCGAGGAGTTGAATGATTGTCCGCTAAGAGAGCTGATGTTATAGCTAGTGATGCTACCGGTGGTGCATACCGGGTACCACGGATAGTATGGCGTACCGTACCGCTGCCAGTAGCGATCGACGAATAGCGGATACGTGATCGCCGCACCGTCGATTTCCTTGACGCGCTCTTTGATGCGCCCCCACTGCTTCTTATTTGGTGGGCCTTCCATGGCTTCAGTAAACCCATCGAACCAAGCCTTAAATTCTTGCTGTGTCATGTGCGTCAGGACTCCGTGTAAGACTTGTCGTAGCGGCCCTGCTTCATCATCGCGAGCTTGCGGCGGGCAAACTCCTGGGTGCCGATCGCGCGGCCGATGAGAGAGGCATCCTTGATCCTGCCGGCCGCAAGATCGTGCTTGCCCCATACGTGGGTCGCGCCGTCGTTCGCTGCGGCGACCTCGCCGGCACTCAGGCGCACCTCTTGGCCGCCATTGCTTCCCACGCTTGCGCTCCCGTTGCCGCCATTGACGGGCGCGACCGGCGCCGCCGGCTTCGGTGCAGGACGCCCCGACCCGTTCGTGGCCGCGCCATTGCCGTTCGGCTTTTGCCGTAGTCCGAGATAGGTCTCGACGTGGGCGAAATATGCCGGCGTGTCGGCGACGAGCCCTTCGGCTTCCGCATCGAAATGCGCGGCTGACAGTTTCTTGCTCTTGCGCGGGTCTTCAACCCATTCCCGATGGGCACGCATCCAGTCCGCGGTGGGCTGGGTGAAGCGACTGACATGGTCCTCGAACACATCGCCGGACCGCTGTTGTGGCTGCGGCGATTCTGTTCGTGGCGCTGCCTTGCGCGCCTCAAGATCGGCCTTGGCCTCGTCGAGGCGCACGATCTTGGCTTCCGCGCTGGCGATGCGCCGCTGCGCCTTGGCTGCGGCGATGAAGTCGCCCTTTTCCATACAGGAGGCATATTCGGCTTCGGCCGAGGCCGCTTCGCTCTGCGCAGCCGCGAGACCGGACGCCACCGTGTCGAGTTGGCTTTCGGCGATCTGACTGTGGGCTGCCGTCGCCTCACGACGCGCCGTATCGGCCGCTCGTGAAGCCTCATTGGCCCGCCTGCGCTCGGCGGCGAGTTCAGCGTCCTTGCGCCGCTCGGATTCCTCAAATTGCGCCTTGAGCGCGGCAACGGCATCGGCTTCCGGCTCAGTCTTCGCACCTGAAGCCGCGCCCTCGCCCTCGACAATCGTGATGATTTCGTCTTCGTCAGCCATCACCACACCAACGCGGGATCAGCCACGCGCCCCTTGATCTGCGTGTCCTCGAACAGACGGCAGGCCGTGCCGCCGTCCTTTTTGTCGACCGAAAAGAGTTCGTAGCCGTCACCGGCACGGTAGAACACCCAGTCGCCTTCCTGCACCGTCACGCCGGCAAAAGTCGCGATATTGTCATCGACGAACGCCTTCGGCCCGAGCTTGACGACGAGGCCCACCTTGCCCTGGAAACGATCTTCGGCAAGCGCATTGTCGGGAAGAAAGATGCCGCCCTTGGTCTGTTCCGGCCGGATGTAGGTCGCAACGAGGACTTGGCTGTGGAATATCTCGACCCCGGAAATATCACCAAGAGAATCGAGCAGCGCTTGCTTGGGATCAGTCTGGGCCGCCGCGGCGACCTCGCGAAGCTTGGCACGGGCCATGGGTTATCATTGATCCTTTTCGATTTCATCAAGCATCGTCAGCGCGTCGTTCATCCCGAGAATGCGACCAACGCGCTTTTGATAGTCCGGCCAGTCCTGCGCAAAGCCGGACGCCAGTTGAGAGCAGTGATTGGCGATCTCAGTCTTGAGGCGCGCTCGGAGAGAGCGGTTGGCCTGCGGAGATTCGACCGCGAAGAAATGGACGGGATCGCCGCCGTTCGGGATATAGGTGATACCGCCAGCCGTGCCAGGCGCCATCACCGCGCCCCGTTCACTTCATGCGCGGGGGCATGATAGTTCTTCGCCGCCCGCCGTTCCTTGAACAGGCGTGCCTCGCCCCCGCCGGAACCGGACGGAAGATGCGGAGCCATCTGCGCGCCCGGTTTGCCGTTGGAGAACACCGCACCGCCGGTCTTGTAGGTGATCACCTTACCCCGGCCGATGTCCTTGCCGTCGTCCTTGCCGTCCCGGTGCTGGACCTGCGTGCCGTTGCGCAAGCCTTCCTTCCAGGTCGGTCCCGACTTGACAGCACCGCCGGAGGCGTAAGCAGCCCCTCCGCTGTGATGCGGCATCGGAGGCGGCATGCCGGGAGGACCACCGGGGGCACCGCCAGGAGGCGGCATCGGAGGAGCAAGCGCCCGAGGCGGCACTGAGGGGGGGACTGCCGCCCCGGGCATCGGGCCGAGGCCCGCATGGCCGCCTTGCGGGGCCACGATCACGTTGACGCTGGTATGGCCCTTGCCCTTGTGGACGCGCCCGCCCTTGGCCCGGCCGGGCCGGTCCTGGCGGTGCTTGCCCTTGTGGCCATCGGCCTTGAGGGACGAGGACTTGACCATGTTCTTGACGAGCGCCTTGTCGGCGGCTTCGTCGCCATGAACGGCACCGCCGGTGGCATAGCAGCGCCCGCCGGAGCCGTGGCCGCCGGTGATGTGGCCGACGCGGCGTTCCTGCACCTTATGGTCACGGTGTTCGTTGTGGGGATGACTCATCACTTTTTCCCTTTCGGCTTGGTCGGCTTTGGCTCCGGCTTGGTCGCCTCGAATTGATTCAGTTCATGTTCCCGTTCGGCCATCTGCATGTCGTGCGCGGTCTTCACAGTGTCGACGACGTGCTGCTGCTGTTCCAAGCCATGGCGCTGTTGCTCGAGCCCATGGTCACGCATCGCCATATCGCGATCGTGGGCGAGCTGCATGCGCTCCTTGTCAGCATCGTGGGCGTGAATGATCGCCTCACGCTGCAGGTTCATCCCAGCAATACGCTCTTGGCTTGCGACCTCAGCCGCCTTGACCGTCGCGTCCGCACCGGACGACTGCGCATCGACCGCATTCTTCTGCGCCCCGGTCTGCGCCTTGATCATGTTGGCTTGCGCAGCAAGCATCTTGGCCGGATCAGGCGGTGGTCCCCCAGCCTGCGGGGGCGGGTCGACGATCAGCCCGTTGGGATCATCGCGCAGCGCTCGGACGCAACGGGTCGCGATTTCCTTCCCCGACAGAAACTCGCCCACCCCCGGCGTCTGCTTCAGTTGCACCAGCCCCCACGCCTTCATGATCCGGTGAATGTGGCTCGGCGTGTTAGGATCGGCGCGCGGGATCAGTTTGTGGTCATTGAGCGCCGCGACCAACTTGTCCGCGTCCCAGAAACCTTCCGGCGCCACATCATTTGAGCGCCAAAAATCCTCCGGATGCCGGCGGAACAGCTTGATCAGCAGTTCCATTTCGTCCTTGAGCGCAACCACCATGTCCTTGTGCGAGGCGGACATGATTTTCGTGGCCTGCTCGATCTGGGCGAGCATGGTGCCGACCGGGACGTTCTGGAGGCCCTCCCCGACCGGAACCTCGACGCTGCCTGACAACTCCTTGGCTTGCGCGCTGATCGCCTCGCGCATGCTCATGAGGCCGGGAGTAACGTCCCGGTAAGGCATCGGCATGACCATCTGATTGATGGCCATATTGCCGTTGGGATCAATTGGTGCAAACTCTCCGGGCCCCACCCGGAAGGTGCTGGTATTCTGTCGAGTGCCGCCCTTGAGGATCAACCCGCCGGGGAAACTCGCGAACATCCCGGCATCGAGCCCTTCGCGGTCGACCGCGGTGAGGGCCGCCGATGAATTGCCGAGCATGTTGAGCATGCCAGTGCCATAGAACCCAGGACCGGGCACCAGCGGGAATTTGATATACATCCGCGTGCGCTGGCACTCGGCATCATCCTCATCCCAATCGCGCCGCAGGTTGAGGATTTCCCTTGAATCCTTGTCGAGCGTAACGAGATAGGGAAGCGGAATGCCTTCGTCCTTGAACTTGCCCGGCGCGTATTCCGGCAGGTCCAGCTCGCACTGGGTTTCCCACAACGTATAGGGCTGGTCCTCGGGACGATCTGGATTGACCTTGACGCCCTGGATACCGGCAATCTTCTGATCAACCGTGTTTGGCGTCGGCGTCGGCTGCGTCAACGTCACGTCGCGGTAGGCGCCGAGCAGCATCATGCGCTTCATGACCGAGGGGCGCATGGTGATCTGATGGGTGATCCGTCCGCAGGATCGAAAATCCTTGCTGGTATCGGAGACGATCAAGTCCTTGGCGTCGACCGATTCCGACACTGGCCGCCGCCGCATCGGGCACCGATACGCCTTCTTGAACCCGGAACCGCCGAAATAGGTGCCCCACAAGATCATGTGCGAGGTGTCGGGGTAATATTCCGGCGCTCCCGTGGTGTAGTACCAGTTCATGTCGCGCTCGAGGGCATCGGCGAGATCGTCCTCGGGGATCGTCTCGTCGCCCTCGACTTCGATCTTGACCGGACCTTCCGCCGGTAACAACTCCGCCCGGGCATTGGCCCAGCCCTTGAGGATGGCCTCCAGCAGCAACGGATTGGTGACGCTGGACATACCCTCGCTGGAAGACGAGGTGTCTCCGACCGTGGCCTTGGGCTCCTCTAGCTTAAGGCCGAGCAGATCAAGCCCACGGGCGCGGGTCGTGAGATATTGCCCGCGTGAATTGTCGTCCGCCGTGATCGCGTCGTGAAGCTCATTGGCGATCTTGGATAGCGTATTCGGATCGATCTTGAGCGCCAGATTGGCGTAGTGGTCGGCCTCCGGAGGCTTCGGCCGATGGTCAGACAGCGACACAATCACATCGCCGTTGGCCTCGCGCTGTTCGAGCGCGCCGGTCTCGGAGTCGATGTGGATGGTGTTGTTGTCGTCGTCATCCTCGATGTGGACGACGATGGGGGCGGCGTCAGCCATTCACGGCCTTCGGATCATTGCGGCGGAAAGTCTTTGGTGATTTGGGCGAAGCTTGGGCCGGGACGGGCGGCACCAAGCAACCCGCGCAGTTGCTCAATGTAATCGGCCGCTCGCGCACAAAGATCTCCGGTCGACTCATCGACAGCCGCGCGCAATTCGTCGACGATATCGCTCACTTCGCCCTCACAATCCGCGGCTTCTTGGCTTCGAAGATCGCCGCATGAATTTTCAATTTGAGATCATCGCACCCGATGTTGAGCGCAAGACCGTTCTTGCCAGCCATGTTTGTGGCGATGCCGTCATCCATGCAAACGACGATCGCGACCGAGGAGATGCGGCCCTTGACGGCCTCCTCCAGTGCGTCGGTGAGGACATCGACGCAGGCTTGCTGCATGGCGTCGAGAGGCTTGGATGCGGGGAGGATGATGGGAGAGGTCATTCGGTTTCCATAAACTTCAAAGTCGGCAGACTCACTTTTATATTTCTTTTCGTTGTGGACTGGTTTGACCGCTGCCTAATTCGCGGCGCACTCTTACGAGCCGGAGTTGGTTCAATCCACTTCCTAAGTATGGAATCGCCAAACTTGGCAGGCCCAAGTTGATCTAGCCCGCCATAGTAGCGAGCGCGAGAACGATGGGGAGAGTGATGACTCATACCGGATAAATCGCCTTCGGTCTCGGCCGATGCGTCACGGCCTCGGTTTCAAGCGGCAATAGCCCGATCGCCTTCGGATAGCCCGATTAATAATACCGCCAAAACTCAACACCATTCGTCGCACCGACTCTCGGGACACACCCATCATTGGTGCAATGTCTCGGTAGGTTAGCCCCTCGCATTTCAAGAGAAATGCATGTTCTTTTCTCGCAATATCGATAAAGTCGATTGGATCAATTGTGGCAGGAGGAGCAGCAGCTTCGCGTCTCAATCTTTCATATGTTTTCCGCCACATACCTTTTGGGCGGCGAGGGAAACGCTTAGTCCTAGACGCCCTCTTAAGAAATTCCTTGTGATAATATTCAGTTCGTTCACACATGATCATACCGGATAGATCGCTCGCGGTCTCGGCCGATGCGTCACGGCCTCGGTCTCAGCCGCAGCCGCCTCGTCATCGCTCTGCGCCAAACCGTTGCCCCGCAGATAATTGATCGCCTGCGTCGCAGAATCGGTCAGATCGTCATAGCGGGACTTGGGAAATGTTGCCATTTCATCGATCACCATGTCGGCCCATTCGCGCGCTGGCGCAAAAACCTGCCCCTGCGAGAATGTCGGCTGCGCCGCCAGCGCCCGCGCCACCTTGTCGCCCTTCACCGGCTGCGGAATGATGGCCCAACCCTCGCGGCCATGCCGGTTCTGCAGCTCATGCGCCGCGCTGATCCCCGATGCCTTTGCCTCGATCAACAGCGTATGCACTTGGAACCTACGGCAAGTGTCGGCAATCCACTCGACCATGCCCCATTGCGGCATGCAGCGTCGCCGGTAGGCTTCCGTGCTTTCGTTTGGCAAGCGATCAACCCGTGGCGCGCTGAACTTCAAATGCTTGCGCCATGCGTGCAGCAAGATGATCCGTTTTCTATTGTTTTCGTTCAAGAACACGCCCCACACCGTAAAGCCGGTAGGGCAGTTCTCTTCCTTCTCGGTAAAGGCACAGTCGGTTGATGCCAATTTATAGATCAACTCGGGGAACCGGCCATCCGGCGGTTCCCACAACTGCCACCAATCGCGCTGGAAGATTCCGCCGCCGCGGGGAGCGGGGCTCTGCTGGTATTGCGAAGCCCAGGCGTAGGGGCCGACCTCGGCCTTGGTGCGGGCGAGCGCGGTCTCGGAAAACCGCTCAGGCCAAGCCAATTCCCCATCGCAGGCATCAGGACCGTCCGCATCATACCGCGGATCGGTCCATCCGATAGCTGTGGCGATTGGCCGCCCGCGCTCGTCGGTCTGCCGTCCCCAATCATACTCCATCGGGATCAACAGATGGACGTAATCAAGCCCAAGATCGAGGATAACCCCAGAGACATCATCCTCATGCACCCGCTGCATGATGATGATCAGCGCGCCGGTTTCGAGGTCGTTGAACCGCGAACTCAGCGACTCCCGGAACCACCTGACGGTTTCGCCGCGGACCTGTTCGGATTCGGATTCCTTGACGTTGTGGGGGTCGTCGAGGATGACGCGGTCGCCGCGCTCTCCGGTTCCCACCCCGCCCACCGAAGAGGCGAACTTCCATCCGGTTCGGCTGTTGATGACCTTGATGATGGTCTTATTGCGAACCTCCAGCCGATCTCCGTAAAGAGACCGGAAAGCCTCGCTCGAAATGAGATCGCGGAATCGCCCATTGTCGCGTTCCGTTAGGCTCGCCGAGTAGGAAAAGGTGACATAGCGCAGATGCGGCTTGTTGCAGGCGCCCCATTCCCATGCCGGCCAGAAGCAATCGACGATGATCGACTTGGCAAAGCCGGGAGGAACATTGATCAGGAGGCGGGTGATTTCTCCGAAGGTAACGGCTTCAAGATGCTCGCAGACCGCCCACAGCGCCCAACCGTCAACGAACTTGGTCTCCGGCTCGAGCACATGCCAGAAGTACCGCACGAAGGCGATCAGGCCGCCCTGGCGCACCCCGTTCTCATCATCCCAGCCCCGCCGGCCTTGGTTGCGCCGCTCCTCCCGCCGCTCTGCCTCCTGCAGGCGAGCGAGGAAATCCTCCATCTCCCGGCGCGATACACGCTCGGCCTTCGCACCAGTCAGGGAAATGGCGCCCCCGACAGCGCCGCCCAGAAATGACCTTCGATCCATGAAATTACAACTTATTGGTGGTGTTTCGCCGCGATCGGCCGCATTTTTTCAAACCACTCAATCCTCAGTTGCGTCTGCGCGCGCATCTTTGCATTTTCGTACATTGCCCAAAATTCACGAGGGGCAGACCCAACGCCAGAGAGGGGCTCGCTGTCGCCAACTTCTCTCGAAATTATGAATTCCGCCCCGAACTTGTCGTTAAATCGCTCTGACGCTTCAATTGGAGTGCCACCCCTAGCCGTTATGTCGTACTGGAGTCCTTGTGCGACCCAGTACCCATCCTCGGGATAGATGATAACACTTACCCGGTGTCGCTCAATCCTCAGTTGCGTCCCCATCTATCGTTTTCGACCGCAAATCCTCAAGCCTACGAACCGCAGAACCAGCATCAAACCCGAGCTTGGCCGCCTGCTCCACCAGTTTGGTGTAGAATGTCTCGTCATCCTCGGCGCTCAATGGCGTCTTGGCTGTATCCACCAGGAACCGATCGCCGTATTTCTTCGGTGCCAGCTTTCCAGCATTCCAACGCCGCTGTTCACACTGGAGCCGCGCTACCTGCACCGTCTCCGGTGTCGCCGCGTCAGCTATTTTCAGCGATTCTTCAACAAGATAGTCCTGCTGAACCTCGCGCGCGCGGGCGTATTTCCCCCTAAATTCTTCGCTCGCATCAAGCCACCGCAGGACAGTGCTGTAGCTCGGCATGTCCTTTTCGCGAGAAATGGCGAGCAGGCTTTCCCCCTCTGAGAGGCGGTCACAGATGAGATCGCCCATTTCTTCGTTGTAGGGCATAGGCGGGCGGCCGACCGGCTTTTTTTCTGCCATCGCCATTTTGGCGCTTGACTTCCTGCCCATCGTGTCCTATATTCGTAGGTGTCGGACGGGATTGGCCCGGACCGCAGAGAGGGGAGACCTCAGATGTACGATCTCAGCCAGCCGAATGAAAAGCCCGGACAATGCTGCAAGTGCAAAGGCACTGGCATGTATCGGTGGGGCGCGAACGGCAGCAAGGAAGGAACTTGCTTTTCCTGCGGCGGGACCGGCCACCAGACCCGCAAGGATATCAGCCGGAACAACACCTATAACAAGTACAAGATCGCAGAGATCGCCCGGCACTAGCCGGGCTTTTCCCTTTGGAGGAATCCGATGACCGACCCCGACACCC